TCGCTACCTCTTCAGTAACATTTACTATAAACTCCGCAGTAACAGTGTCCCCATCTGTGGCATTCTAACTAAGGAGTAATAATGGCAAAGCTAAAGATAACAAGGGCTAATGGAGAAATATCCGAGCACAAGATAACTCCAGGTGTTGAGTACGCTTTCGAGTTAAAGTACGGATCAGGAATTAGCAAGGTCTTGCGTGAGCATGAGCGTCAAACAGAAATATTCTGGCTGGCTTATGAATGCTTACGCAGGGCTGGCGCACAGATACCTTTATGGGGATCAGAGTTTATTGACACTCTAGATACTGTCGAGGTATTAGACGAAGAAAAAAAATAACACAGCGGGATTCAATCCTTTACAGCATCGCACAGCTGAGCGTAGAGACTGGGATACCGCCTAGAGATTTTATTGATATGGATAGCGAAATGTATGCCGCAATCATACAAGTCCTAACCGACAGAGCTAAGGAGATCCGACATGCCAGCAGAAGCCGTAGGCGTTAAAGATGTCCTTGCAGGTCTAAAGTTTATTGACAAAGATTTACAAGATCGTATTAGGACTGCTATTGATCCACTAATGCGTAACGTAGCAGCTAAGGCTAGATCATTTGTGCCTAGTAATTCTGAGGTGTTATCGGGTTGGACTAAAGAGCCTAACCCAAACATTAATTACCGCCCATTTCCTAAATATGATGCTGGCACAGTCAAAGCTGGTATTGGATATAACTCAGGCGATAATCAAGTATTCAAAAATGGATTTAAAGTAAGCAATTATGTTTACAACGTAAGCGCACCTGGTCGCATATATGAAACTGCTGGCCGTAAAAACCCACAAGGTAGAGCGCCATTCCAGCAGATCGATCCAAGTTTACCTGGCACAACCTTTGGCAAAGTGCAAGGATTTGAAGGCAAATCCAGGGCACGTGAGTACACTTACAACAAATCTACTAGAGAGTACGCATCAAATAACCCATTTGCTGGGTATCAATTTGTTACATCAATGCCAGGGCTTACTTCACAACCAAAGATTAAAGGCGTGCGTGGTGGTGGTCGAAAAACTAAAGGCCGATTAATCTACAAAGCCTGGGCACAAGATAGTGGCAAGGTTTATCAAGCAGTGCTAGGCGCTATTAATTCTACAGCTATAAAATTTAACAAATCAACAGAAATTAAGAAGGCAGCGTAATGGCCAACGTAGTAGTCTCGGCAATAGCCACCTGGAATGGTAAAGCACTTAATAAAGGCAAGAAGGATGTATCAGCCTTTGATAAGCAAGTAAATAAATTAGGCAAAACTTTTGCTGGTGTTTTTGGGGCTCAACAATTATTCCAATTTAGCAAGCGAGCAGTGCAAGCCTTTGCAGCCGATGAGAAGGCAGCCAAATCTTTAGAGGTTCAATTACGCAATACTGGTTTTGCATTTAGCGCACCAGCTGTTGAAGATTACATAGGCAATTTACAGAGAGTCACAGGCGTATTAGACGATCAACTACGCCCAGCATTTCAACAATTATTAACAGTTACAGGATCTATTACTAAAAGCCAGGATGCATTAAACACTGCATTAAATGTAAGTGCTGCTACTGGTCGATCTTTAACAGAAGTTAGCGCAGCATTAACTAGAGGATTTTCAGGCAACACCACAGGTCTTAGCCGTTTAGGTGCTGGCATAAGTAAGGCCACCTTAAAGACTGGTGATATGGATAAGATCTTGGGTGAACTTAATAACAAGTTTGCAGGCCAGGCACAAGCTAGATTAACTACCTATGCAGGCAAGATGGATTTGCTAAGAGTATCTACAGAAAATGCTAAAGAAGAAATTGGTAAAGGTTTATTAGATGCTATAAGTTTACTAGGCAAAAATAGAAGTATCGAAGATGCCGCTACTCAAATGGATACCTTTGCTAAATCTATTAGCGATGCAATTTATGGCGTAGGCTTATTAATAAGCAAGTTAGACGGCCTAGCATCAAAGATAACTTCTGGTGGCTTGGGCGATCTGTTAATACGATTACAACCAGGTGGATTAGGTTTGCGGGCAGCTTTAAATCTTGCAGGAAACGCTAGAAGCTCAAACGCACCAGATAATAAACAAGGCCGTGCATCGGCTAGAATATTTGGCCAGCAGTTACGCCTAGAAAACAAACTATCAGAGCAGAAGAAAAAAGAATTAGCGTTACTAGATGCCAAGAATAAGAAGCAAACTGAGGTAGATAAACTATCTGAAAAGTTTGACACCGAGCGCATAGGGTTAATGAAGGCATTGGGCGAGGCTACTGATGTTGAGACTAAACTACGCATTCAGTCTAAGTTAGCCATTTTAGATAATAACGAGGCTTTGGCTAAGAAATACAACGCAGAGTTAAACGCTAAGACAGCTGCCGATCTATTAGCCACTGCTGCTACGGATGCTGCTAATGCTTTAAATACTTTGCCTAATAAATACGATCAAATTTTTACCAGTTTAGTTGGTCAATTTAAATCGATGGGAATTGAAGCAGGCGCAGCAGCAGGCTTGGCTGCCTCATCTGCAAGATTACAGGCACAGGCTGATGCATTTTTTGCGCAAGCAGGTCAATACGCTGTGCCAGGCGGAATGCCATCTAGCGCCACAACAGCTGCCGCAGCAGCGACACCTACAATCGTGCCACAGGTTACAGTCAATACAGGCGCAGTATTAACCAACAATCAAGAATTAGAGCGTTACATAATTGATGCTGTCGGTAACGCAACTAAATTGGGCGACAGGATAGTACCACGTGGGGCAGTACCCACATTCTTACTACAATGACAGTACCAGTAGTAAACGCTTATATAAATTTTAGCACTGGACCATCTTTCGCCCAGGCTATGATTTTGGGATCGGGCTTATTAGATGTAAACATATTGGCTGATTCAGTTGCAATTATTGTCGATGTATCAGATCAAATTAACTTTATTCAAACCACTAGAGGCCGCAATCCTTTATTTGATGAATTTTCAACTGGCCAACTTACATTACGCATAGTAGATCAAAATGGTGATTTTAACCCAACTAACCCATTAAGCCCCTACAGCCCCGACTTAACACCTATGAAGAAGGTGCAGATTACTGCAACCTATGGCGCTACGACTTATCCTATATTTTCAGGCTTTATTACAAGCTATGTTAATACTCAACCTAAAGATGCTACGGAGGTTGCCTATACAACTATCCAAGCTGTAGATGCGTTCAGGCTTGCTCAAAATGCGCAGATAACTACTGTGGCAGGTGCTAGTGCTGGCAACCTATCAGGGACAAGAATTAACCAGATACTAGATCAAATTGACTGGCCAGCCACTATGCGTGATGTCGATGCGGGCTTGACCACTCTACAAAACGATCCAGGCAGTTTACGCACTTCACTTGGCGCTATGCAAACTGTAGCCAATTCAGAGTATGGCGCTTTATATGTTAATGCTAATGGTGAATTCGTATTCCAAGACAGAGCGGTTACTGCTGGATCAATCGGTGGCACAATTACTACATTTAACGATAATGGCACAGGCATTCCATACGCTAATGCAAACTGGAAACTAGATGACACCCTAGTCTTTAACTCATCTACTGTTACCAGGAAAGATGGCACACCACAGACCGCTATTAACCAAACATCAATAGACAAATATTTTATACATAGTTTTCAAATCCAAGACTTGCTAATGCAAACCGATGCCGTGGCGCTTGATTACGCACGTGCTTACACAGCCAGCCGTGCAGAAACGAGCGTGCGATGCGATTCCATTGAGCTAGACTTATACACGCCTAATTACAACGCAGGTATTATTGCGGCTTTAGACTTGGATTTCTTTGACCCGATCCGAGTAGTTACTACCCAGCCAGGTGGATCTACCCTGGACAAGACCTTGCAGATATTTGGCGTGCAAAACGTCATAACACCCAACAGCTTTAGAGTGGTCTTCACGACTTTAGAACCCGTGCTGGATTCTCTAATTTTAAATAACAATATCTATGGCACTTTAGACTATAATGTGCTCAGTTACTAAGGAGTAAAAATGGCAGCAGGATTAGGATTTAAGGACTTTACGACAGGCGAGGTATTGACCGCAGCCGATGTCGATGGCTATTTGATGCAAGGTGTCTGGGTATTTGCTAGCGCAGCAGCGAGAGATGCAGCTGTAACATCACCACAAGAAGGTAATTTTGCTTATCTTAAAGATACAAACGTAACCACTTATTACACAGGCAGTGCTTGGGCAAACCTAGATACAACAGGTATGACTAACCCAATGACAACTACTGGCGACACAATTTATTCATCCAGTGGATCAACTCCTGCAAGACTTGGAATTGGATCAACTGGACAAGTATTAACTGTTGCAGCTGGTTTGCCATCTTGGGCAACTCCCGCTAGTGGCTCGACTTTTGTTGGCGTTTCCTTGTACGTTACATCAGGAACAACCATATCAAACAACACTTTCACTACTTTAACTTATGCAAGTGAGGAATTTGATACAGATGGCTTTCACGATAATTCAAGCAATACCGACAGAATTACAATTCCAGCAGGAAAAGCAGGTAAATATTTAATTACTGCTAAACTTGATATAGACCCTGCAACTGCATCATCTCGCAGAGATTTGTATATTGTTCAATACAATTCATCTAATGTTTCTATTAGAGATAAGTTTATGAGAACCGCTTCCGTAACTGGAACAAATATTGCCTGTTTGCAATCTACTGTTTTTGATGCGGCGGTTGGTGATTATTTTATTACTCAATGCTATCAAAACTCAGGCGGTAATATGAATATTGAAAGCAAAATGTTTCAAGCAACTTATTTAGGAGCATAATATGGAACTATGGCAAAAAGTTATTGCAGCATATCCTGAAATCAATCCAACTGATATTTTTCCAGATTTAGGAATTTATCTTAAAGATGACAATGATGGGCTTGGTGCTTATATTGAAAAATGGGAATACAGTAAACCAATTCCTGAAGGGCTGACACTAGGTAAACCTGCAGCATAATGAAACCTAAATTATGCGCAGCTGGTGTGCAGTTAAGAGATCAAGTTGATACGTGGTTTCCGGATAGGCGTACTGCCAGTGATGGGTGGGTGGGCGATAGCCGTCACTCCGCCAGAAAATCAGATCATAATCCAGACAAGTTTGGGTATGTACGAGCAATTGATATTGATTCTGGGCTGGAGCCATCCGATGGGATCGCACCTTATTTGGCTGACCAAATCAGAATCGCAGCCAAGTCGGATCCACGCATATCATACGTCATCTTTAACGGGAGAATATGCTCGAAGATATTAAATTGGAAATGGCGTAAGTACAATGGCATTAACCCGCACGTCAAACATATCCATATTAGCTTTACAACACTAGGTGATTTAAATGGCACAGCGTTCGACATACCACTAATAGGGGGCAAGATATGAAGATAACCAAGAAGCAAAAAGCAATACTAAAATCATACTTCAGAGGTGTGCTTGTATCGCTATTAACATTTTTAGCAAGCAATGAATTAGGTTTAGATCCTGCCGTGTCTGTAATTGTTGCAGCGCTCGCAGGTCCAGCAGCTAGGGCTCTAGATAAATCCGACAGTGCTTATGGCATCGGTGCTAATGAAGCATGACGCCTACAGAGTGGGCTGGCTTTGGCGCTGGCGTTATGGCCGTGCTATCAGGCGGGCTAATCGGATTACGTTTTTTAGTTAGAGGCTGGCTTAATGAGTTACGCCCTAATGGTGGCTCTAGTATGAAGGATCAATTAACAAGACTAGAGAAGCGTGTCGATGATCTCTTTATCTTAATTAGTAAGTCATAATTTTAATATGGCTACTAAACGCAAACCTAAAAAGAAGATTGCACGTAGGCGCAGGACTACTAAAGAGCCTGTACTTACAAAGTTAGACTTTTGGGCTATAGCTGCTAATGAGGTTTATATGGCTTGCCGTAAATCTGGAATGGATGAAGGCACAGCTTTAGCGTTTGCGATGGATAGATCAAGTTATCCAGACTGGATCATAGACAGTAAAGATCCTATAAAGAATCCACTTGATGATTTTGAAGAGGATGAAGATTAAGCGTTGGCTAGTAATATCCGACCTGCAGGTGCCTTATCATCACGAGGCAGCTGTAAAGAATGTAATCAAGTTAGCGAGGCGTGAAAAGTTTGATTCTGTATTGGTGGTCGGCGATGAAATGGACTTTCAATCAATTAGCAAGTGGGCTGATGGCACACCTTTGGCTTACTCAGAAGACTTACATGCAGATCGTGAACTATGTAAGCAAGTGCTTTGGGATCTCGGTGAGTACAGTCCAGAAATGCATATTATCAGGAGCAATCATTGTGATCGCCTTTATAACACTTTATTAAAAGTACCTGGCTTAATCAATCTACCTGAGTTACAGTACCCAGCCTTTATGGGCTTTGCCGAGATGGGTATGACTTATCACAAGACAGCTTATGAATTTCATCCCGACTGGGTTTTGTGCCATGGGGATGAAGGAAGTATGAGCCAGCATGCTGGTATTACCGCATTAAATTTAGCCAAGAAATTTGGTAAATCAGTAGTCGCTGGGCATAGCCATAGACTTGGTGCCAGTGCCTATTCAGAGGGCGTAAACGGCCATTACAGGGCTTTATATGGCGTAGAGGTAGGTAATCTCATGGATCGTAAAAAAGCCTCTTATATCCGCTATGGAAGCGCTAATTGGCAGATGGGCTTTGCTATACTAGAAGCTAGTGGCAAGACCCTGACACCGACCCTGGTGCCAGTTAATAAGGATGGCTCATTTACAGCATTAGGCAAACA